GTTTTACACCTATCTCAGAAAAGTATAAATCAGACCCACAAGGATTGACTAAACTTATCAATTCATTTCTAACACCTATGACAGATATTATATTGAAGTCAGGTGGTACAATAGATAAGTACATGGGCGATTGTATCATGGCATTTTGGAATGCACCACTAGACTGTCCTAATCATCAAGAAAAAGCAATAATTGCTGCTTACAAAATGAGAGAAAAAATGAGAGAGTTAAAATTAGGTTTTAACATAGGTATTGGAATAAACACAGGTACCGCAGTTGTAGGTAATATGGGTAGTGAACAAAGATTTGATTATTCAGTATTAGGTGACGCAGTAAATTTAGCAAGTAGATTAGAAGGTCAAAGTAAAGAATTTAACACAACAATTGTGATAGGCGAAGACACATATAATACAGTAGATAAATCATATAGTAAAATGTACAAATTAGGTACAGTTACCGTTAAGGGTAAATCAAATAAGGTTAAGATATACTCTATAAAGTGATATAAATAGTAGTATGGCAACGGTATTTGATAAAATATTAGATAAGACAACAGGTCCGAAATCATATGACTGGTACAGAAAACAAGTACGGTCAATGACTACACCTGGTGCCAGAAGTCTAATAAACAAAGGCAAGGCGACATTAAGACCGAAGTATGGTATTATGAATCTTTTTGGTTATGACCCTAAACATAAAGATAGACTACCTTACTATGATACCTTTCCGTTAATATTTCCTCTTGAACCAGCGAAAGGTGGTTTTATAGGATTAAACTTTCATTATCTACCGCCTCTTGCAAGAGTTCGATTTTTGAGAAGTTTAGCAGACACGACTAGTAATAATAAATTTGATAAGAGTACAAGATACAGAATTAATTGGCGAAACAATACATTTATGAAAAAGACAGCAAAACATTATTTGTTCAATCATGTAAGAACATCATTTTTGAACATCACAGCAGAAGAAATGGCGATTGCAATATTTCTACCTGTTGCAAGATTTAAAAAAGGAAGTCCGTACTAATGGCAATTTTTAGAGCAGGTAAGAGATTAGGTCCTTTTGATATACGAGGTGGTATATCGAGAGGTGATTTTAAATCTAGTGCCTACAGCAAGACAGATAGAGATCCTAGATTTAAACAACAAGCTAATCCTGAGAATACTATCGGTCGTTTTAGAGCGGCGATGGCATCCGCAGAAGGATATTCAAGACCTAATAGATTTTCTGTAAGAGTATTTCCACCTAGTAATTTACATCAATTAATTGCTAATCAAAATCAAACTACAAGTGCAGACGGTGTGACTTATGATAATGAAATGTATAATGGCACAGGACAGGCTGCAGGACTAGTTGGTGGTGGTGTAATGAATTCACTAACACAAACTATTGGTAGACAACTTAATATACATTGTGATTCAGTTTCAATGCCTGGTGTAGATTTACAATCACAAGAGGTGCAGTATGGATCAGAACCAGTTAGAAATTTCGTTACAGGTCATGGATTTGCAGGTAACATAGTTGCTACTTTTTATGCAGATAAATATTTAAGAGAAAGACAGTTCTTTGAGATGTGGCAAAAACTTGCTGTAAACACAATATCACATAAGGCAAATTATTATGATAATTATATTGGTAAAATGCATATATACCAATTAGGTGCAGATAGTGAAAAAGATAGAGATATGCCAACATATGCAATTGAAGTAATTGATGTGTATCCTGAAAAGATAGGTGCGATAGAATATTCTTATGGTTCTAATAACTCACTTGTTAAAATATCTATTGAGTTCTCATACAAACAATGGTTTAATATGGGGCAAGAAAGTGCAAGAGGATTAGAATTTGGTCATTCTATGCAAACAGCAGCTAACATTAAGGCAAGAACACCAGGACTATTTGGTAAACTACCTCCTTCTCTACAAAGAGCAGGAAAAGACATATTTCAACAAGGGCGAACAGTATTGAACCCGATAGGAAGAATATTTAAGGGAAAAGTATTCCCACCATTTACATAATTTTATATAATAAAGGAGGATAAATTATGGCGCTACCTAAACTGACAACTCCAACATATGAGTTGGAAATACCATCGACAGACGAGAAAATAAAGTTTCGTCCGTTCTTGGTAAAAGAAGAAAAGATATTAATGATGGCGATGGAGAGTAAATCAAGTGCTGATATTACTCAAGCCGTTAAAGATATTGTTAATGAATGTACATTTAACAAAGTTAAAATAGACAATATGCCTATGTTTGATGTTGAATATATATTTTTACAAATAAGATCAAAATCTGTAGGTGAAATTTCTAAACTGAAATTATTATGTCCAGATGATGGTAAAACTTATGCTGACGTAGAGTTAGATTTAAATGAGGTTAAAGTTCAAGTTGGTGACGATCACACTAATAAGATTGATTTAGGAAACGATATGGGTATGATTATGAAATATCCTACTATTGATTCTTTTAGTGAGAGTGGTATCAAAGACATTAACCCTGGCAATATGTTAGAAGTTATTAGTACTTGTATTCTACAAATTTTTGAGAAAAAAGGTGAGAAAGTTTACGATACTAAAGATCAGACTAAAAAAGAAGTTGAGGAGTTTATTGAATCATTGAACACAAAACAATTTAAAGACCTTCAAAAGTTTTTTGAAACTATGCCTAAATTAAAACATGAGGTTACAATAAAGAATCCTAAGACTAAAAAAGAGAGTAAGATAACATTGTCAGGACTCAACGATTTTTTCGGGTAGCCCTTTCACATGATAGTTTAGAGAATTATTATACAACTAATTTTGCTCTAATGCAACATCATAAATATTCTCTCGCTGAGTTAGAGAATATGCTACCTTGGGAGAGGGAAATATATGTAGATATGTTAGTTTCATATATTAAAGAAGAAAACGAAAAAGAAAAACGAAGACAACAAAGTCAAAAAGGATAATAATATGAGTGAAGAAAAAATAGTAGTATCATCTGACGAAAAGAAGGTATCTAAAAAAGTAGCAGTTGAGTTAGAAGTTGATACATCTGTCAAAGATTTAGGTCCTAATCCATATGCTAAATTAATACACATGGCAAGAGCTATAGACGCATGGAGAATATTTCCTAGATTGTTCTTAACAGTCTATATCGTGTTGTTATATAAATGTGTAATATGGTATATGAATTTACAGGCACCTACTATGGAACAAAGTGGGTTAATCAGTATCGTTGTTGGTGCTGGCGCTGCCTGGTTTGGTCTATATACAGGAAGTAAATCAAAAGGAAAATAATGGCAGCATTCGACAGTACAATATCAAACGAAGATTTTTTTAGTGCTCTAAAAGATATGGGTACGCCTTTTAAACCAGAGTCTAAAGCATTAGGTGGATCTGAAAAAGTAGTTAAAGATGTCATTAAACAAGAGATTAGCTCACCATTAGGTGACTTATCTAATTTCTTTGCAGGAATAGATAAGAGTCTTGTTAGACTAGTAGAGTTTGCTAGAAAAACGTTTTTGTTAGAAAAAGAAGAAGATGAAAGAGATAAACAAACTAGTGCTATTATTAAAGAAGATTCTGAAAGAGATGACGTATCTAGAAGTATTGACGCCGCTGGTGATGATAAAAAAGAGGATGATGGTGATGGAAAAAGTATGTTTGATTCTATCAAAGACGCATTTAAAGGTTTTGGTGACGCTTTTGGTCAGATAAGTGTAGGTGAAAAATTAGGAGCAGCATTGTTAGTTGGTGGTTTACTTTTATTTAATTCAGTTCAAGAGCAACTTGTTGCAATTCTCACACCTATTATATCAGTAGTGATGAAAATAGTAGACCTTTTAGGTCCTAAAGGTGCGTTTATGTTATTTTTAGGTACAATGTTAGCAATTAAGTTTAGAGGTCTTATTGCGTCAGCAATCGGAGTTGCAAAATCATTAGGACCTGCTATATGGACAGGTATTGGTAAAGCATTTACTGGTATTAACATAGCGTCTAAATTTCTACTTAAAGGTGCTCAAGGAGCATTAAGAGCATTAAGTGGTGGAATGACAAAATTATTTAACGGTGTAGGCATAGCCTTTAGAGGTATAAAAGTAGGTATGCTTGCTATGAGAGCAAGTCTAGTGCCAATGTTAGCACCGTTTCTTCCTATTATAGCAGCGGCAGCAGCCGCAGTTGCAGTATTTGTAAGTTTAAAATCAGGATTTGATGTATTTAAAAAATCACTTGAAGATGGTGATAGTATGTTTGTAGCAGTTTTAAAAGGTTTACAAGACGCCATGCTGACATTGATAACATTACCATATGTACTAGTGCAAAAACTAGTAGGATTTATTGCAGGTTTATTTGGATTTGATAGTTTCAAAGAGAAGTTAGAAGAATTTGATATTAAATCAGCGATAGCGGATGCATTTCAAGGAATGGTAGGTGGAATGGTAAAAATCTTAAAAGCAGTTGCAGCTGGATCTAAAGCTGCATTAAAATCTATATTTAAATTTAATAACCCAATTACGGCATTTGGTGAAGCATTTGGTAAAGTTATGGATGGTGGCAGCGCTGATGAAACAGCAACTCAAACGGCAGATAGAAAAGCAGGTATAGAAACAGGTGACGCTTCAACTGCTGAAGAAATAGGTAAAGAGAGAAATGCTAAAATAAAAGCCAAAGCAAAATTCATGGAAAGAGAAGCTGATTTTGTTTATGATGATAAAGATTCATATATGGCAAGAGATATTAGAAATAGTATAGATGGTCCAGAGAAATACTTGGATAGAAGAGCAAAAACAGCAGATATGTTATTTGAAATGAGTGAAGCAGATAAATTAGCATACAGTAAACAGTATGATAATTCTGGTATGCCAATCGTATTTAATAATACAACACCTACTACATACAATCAAAAATCAGAAACAAATGTGACAGGTGAGATTGCAACTGAACACAGCGACCGTACATCAAGAGCAATTGAAGACGCTATGTCAGCGTAAACTATATGTTAGAAGAAATATTTTATAGAGTATTTGAGTTTGTTATATTAACACTAATGTTTGTGTTATTTGGATTGTATGTTGTATATCTATTCGCAGAATGGATTATCCTTTCTGTCGTAGATGTTTTTCGGTCCATATATCGAAGATAATATTTCTATCATCACACCATTTACGAGCAGACGCAAACTTATCACGATTCATTTGAT